TCAACGCCAGAGGCAACAAGTGTTGGTGCTGTTCCTGTGGGCCATTTAATCCCACTCATCCAAGTTTGTGTTCCTGTGCCGCCATTTGTAAGTTCAAGAATGAAGCTATAGGCGCGAGTGGCAGGGATATTGGTAGCAGTCCAAGTCAGAGCGCCAGATGCGGTCTTAATAAAGTAGTTGCCCAAAGAGCAGTCTACTGCACTTGCCGCCACGGTTGTGATGTTACTGCGAACCGAACCAAGGGCATCAAGCGTTGCAGTTGTAGCAGTGCCAGTAAAGGTAGGTGATGCAATGTCAGACTTGGCATTTATCTGCGTTTGGATTGCGCTTGTGACGTTATCCAAATAACCAATTTCGGTTGATGTTACTGTGCCAATGCTTGTGGTTGATGGCAAAACGACAGTGCCTGTAAAAGTTGGGCCACTAAGAGGCGCATAGGCCGACAGACTGCCGCCATCCTTAATCACCTTACCCGTTGTGCCATCAAACAAAGCGATATTGTCTGCCGTGGCTGATGCTGGGCCTTGGACATACGCAGAGGCTGGCAAATAAGCAGCTTCCCATGCGCTGCCATTATAGACGCGCATTTGGTTTGATGTCGTGTTAAAATAAAGCGCACCCGTCAAAAGCGCACCGCCATCGTTATCAACGCTTGGGTTACTGCTTTTTGCACCAAGGTAGCGGTCATCAAAACTATCAAAACTTGCAGCGGCAGCGTTTTCGCTCACCAAAGCGGCGGCAGCAGATACAGCGGCGGCAGTTTGAGATGCTAAAGCGGCATTCTTACTTGACAGGGCAGACGCAGCATCAGCATCAGCCGCAACAGCATCCGCATCAACCGCAATTGCCAACGCATCTAAATAATCAGCTTGGTCATTAGCTTCTTCCTGAAAGTCAGGTAAAGCGCCCAGAAAGGCATCAGCATCTGCGCTGAATGTCTCAGGTGATTGCGAACGAGATGGAGGATTAGGAAGCGGGGAAATCTGTGGTGCGGGCATTATACCAATCCTTCAACTTCAATGGAGCAATCTGATATGCTCGGTGTAGATAGCACTATATTAAATTGCTTGTAAAATCCATAGACTACAGTTTCAGGTCGGTTTTCATCGCCAACGAAAACAGTCGGTGTTGTGCGAATATCGGCAAGCGCCTTCTGAACGGCAGCAACAGCCGAAGTTTCAACCGTAACGTCATAATCCGCACGCTTACTATAAGCACGCTGCACAATGATTGTATTGCCAAAATCATCAGTAGATTTGATTGAATAGTCTAGAATGCTAACACTACTGCCAAAATTGGTAACGCCAATCCTACGCTGTTTACCAATGACAACTTCACCAACCTTTGCATTACCAGCACCGCCATCAATTACAGCGTTTAATGTCGCGCTTCCATATGCAGGAAGATTAAGAAAAACGGTGTCAGGTAAATAAGCAATTTCTTCAAAAAAGTAAGGATACCAGTCAATAATTAACGTGTTATCTTGTAGGCTTCTTGTTTCAGTATAGACCAGCCCGTCAACTGGGTCGGTCATTGTGAGCGTGATTGAGCTACCCAACATTCCAAAAAATGCAGCAGAATTGACAACTGCCGCTGGCGTAATTTCAACGTCAATCTCAGCGGCATAGACTGTCTGGGTGCTGATAACTTGGTCAAACATCTTGAAGCGATTGGTCGCCCCAAGGTCTAGCCATGTAGGTGGTGTTGCAACTGCACCAATGTCAGGACGGGCAGTCGTGCTGCTTACAATCACCTCATAGACACGATGGTCATAAATGCGTTGCTGTCCAATTGTATAAGTGCCAGCCGTCCAAGCAGGGGCATCTGTCTCAGGGACGTTAGATGCCGTCAGCATTGCCGCAGTGATAGGGACGGGCTGAATAATAATCATTAGCCAACATTCCTTTCAGGCGGCAATCCGTCACCATTCCAACGGTTTATAATGTCATAGCTCTTACCAGTATTTTTGGCAATTTGATACATTGCAACTTTCATTTCGTCGCGCAGAGCTTTTACCTCATCAGCAGTTGCGCCGTGATTTAGCATATTGCCTAGCTGATTGCTGTTGTAAATGCGCGATGGCCCAGTGGCTTCAATTTCAGGGCCATTTTCACCAACAATGCGGAGGCCACCACTATGGAAGCCGCCATTGGCAAATAGTTGCACATTATTATCAAGGCCAAATTCTCTGCCGCCGCCGCCATTAAAGTTTTGAGGAAGTGACAAGCCGTCAAAATTGCCAAAAATAGAACCAAAACCGCCATCCATGATAGGCTGGGCTGGGAATGGAATAACATTGGTTAAGTCAGGCAAGGTTGGGCCAACTGGGGGAGTAGTAGGCGCAACAGCCACAACAGGAGGAGTAACAGGAGGACGAACAGCCGCAGCCGCCGTAGCCGCCGCTATAGCAGCTTGCGCTTGTGCTGCCGATGCTTGTGCATTGCTGATTGCAGACATGGCAATGCTTGCCATTTGAGCGGCTGATTGCTGTGTAGCCGCAATTAGGTCTGCAAAACCGCGCTGAGTAATATCGGCCAGCACTGTATCGCGCTCTGCCTTTGCCACATCTAATTCGCGCTGGGCCTGTTCAACACTCATCACGCTTGCATCAACGGCAGCTAGAGCATCAATCTGGCCTTGAAAATAAGCCTTCTGTTGCTCTGCGCTAAGGGCTGCTTGCTCTGCTGTTTGAAGCTGACGGATAGCTTCATCAAGCGATAAGTTGGTTTCAGTAAGTTGGATAAACTGACCAACCAGCGCAGTAGTCGCGCTCTTTTGCGCTTCAAGCTGTGCAATAGCCTTATTTTCAATGCTGATAAGGTGGTCACTTTGCAGCTTTGCTTCTGCAAGTTGCCTCTCAGCAATAGTCGCTTGGTCTTCTGCACCGCTGACAACCGTGTTGGTTTGGGCCTGTAGTGCATAAAGCTGACGCAGCATGGATGTGCGGTCAGAAGCGTTTGCGATTATGCTTTCGCGCAATTGCCCACCAACGCCAACTACTTGGCTCATTGCCCCTGTATCACCACTAAGAGCAGCCTGTGTAACATCTGCAAAGCGGCGGCGTAGGGCTTCCAAAGATTGTGGGCCAGTGCCATTCATAGGAATAATGGTTGATGCAAATTCGCGCAGTGATGATGCAAAGTCGCGGAATTGGTCAATCGTGCCTTGCAGTATACTAGCTTGGCTTGAATATGCTTCTTCAAGCGATTGAATGTTGCCATTACGCTTGCTAATCTCATCGTCAATGCGAGCAATTTCAGCATCATAAGCGCGGCGCAATGCTGCCTGTGCCTCATCACGCTTGGCAATGATAGCATCAAGGTCAGCCATTTGCGCCCGATAGCTTTCTATTTGACGCTCACGCTGCGCCCGTAATGCTTCAGCAAGGTTAGCCTCTGCTTCAGCAACATTAGAATTAAGCATATCAACAGCAGCGCGAAGGTCTGAAATTGCGCTCTGCTCTGCTTCACGGGCAGCGGCCAATGCTTCAGTGCCAGCTTTTAAGTCTTCTTGCGCGAAGATTAGGCGCTGGATACCGCGAAGGCTTGCATCCATGCTTTCAAGTTCAAGGTCACGCTTTGCAGCAAGAGCGCCAGCGGCATCACCCTGCGCTTCCATAAGTTGAATTTCCAACTCACGGCGCGGCCTGTTGGCGTCAAATATCGCCTTGGCTTGCTTGATTGCATACAGTTCTTCTAGCTTGGCATAATCAGCAGCAGACGCACCAGCTTCTTTAAAGATAACCTTTAGCTTTTCCATCTCAACAGATAGCTCATCAAGGCTTGAGCGCAGCGGGTCGCTTTCTTTGACCAAATCCTTAAACACTTGGTCAAACTTTAATGCCTTTTGCACTTGCTCGTTTAGGTCATTGCCAGCGCGAATAAGGGTCTGCGCTCCAGCACTGATACCCGTGACAATACCTTGTTGGATTGCCAGTTGCGTGACGTATGCAACCGCAGCCGCTTCATCTGTGCCAAAGTTCTTAACGCCAGCGCCTTTAGTGCGACCACCGCCAGTAGGGTCAACCACAAAGTCCTTTTTACGCATACCAAGGCTGACCTTGACGTTGCCACCCAAAGTGCCGCCAAGCTGTTCTGCGATGTTGCCAAGGCCTTTCAGCAAGCCATTAGCCATTGTGTTTGCAACATCCCTCAGCGCCGCACTGTTACCAGACAATGCGGTTTGCATACCTTGACCAGCTATTTGAGAAATGGTTGCAGAACCCGTCTTGGTTTTCTTTAACATACCGCCAATAACACCACCCAAGATGCTTCCAGCGATAGCACCAACAGGGCCAAATGCAGCCATCCCAATAGCGCCGCCGATTTGTGCGCCAGCTTTGCTTGATTTAATACCAATAGACTTAAATAAGCCATCAACACTTTGACCAATTTGTGCGCCAGCTAACACAGCAGATAAAGCTGAACCAAGTTGCGGGAATGTAGATGCAATAGCCTCGCTTATTTTTTTGGTTTCGCCATCCTTCATGGTTATTTCTGTTTTTAAAATACCTTGGATACTACGACCAGTTTTGCCACCAATCATGCCAGCGGCAGTTTCAAGATTGTTCGTAAGAGTTTGCAGGGCTTCAATGTCTTTATCTATAACGCTTTTTGCGTCGATGTTAGAGAGCCGCGCTGCGTGATACTCTTTCCAAGCATCAGCGCCAAATTTGAGTGTGTAGGCTTCTTGCTCTAAAGCCAAAGCAGCCTTTTCACGCTCAACACCCACAAGGCCAAGCAGAGTTGCTTCGCCCTTTAATGTAGTCATGGTATCATTATGCGCTTTGTTAGCTTCAACAATAGACTTAGCGTAGTCTTTAAGTTTCTCTGAAACCTCTTGACGTATGTCTGCCGCTTGTTGCGTTAAGGCATTAAGCATACCTTGTTGACGAATTTCATTGGCAATATTGTTACCAGCGCCTTCTTGCGAAGCTTTATTGTATTTTTTGCGCCCAGCAGCAGCAGCCTCTAAAGCTAATTTCTCAACGTCAAACGCCTTGATTTGCTCTGGCGTCATGCCAATTTTTTTGCCTTCTTCGACCATATCAGCCAAGGCATCACGATATTTCTCAAGTGGGTCAATGGCTTCTTTTGCTTTTTTACCAGTTTTTTCAATAGCAGCAGAAACATTTCGCAAAGGTGGCTCTACTTGATTGTAGACTTTTTTGCTTTCAATTATAGCATTGCCGTTCTTTATCAAAAATTCATTAGCTTCTTTGATAGCCGCAGCATTCTTCTTATATTCAATTGCAACTTTGCCCACCATACCGCTTTTTGCGGTATATGCTTCTATATTTTTATTGCGCTCCATGAGAACATTTCGTTCACTTTGAACTTGAAGCAAGCCTTCATAACCTCTTTTAGCCGCCGCTGCAAAATTCTTATCTTGCGTTGCAGCCAGCCGACCAAGGTCATTGATAAGGTTCTGTGTTTCTCCCCTAGCTTCTGATTGAGCGGTTATAAGCATATAAATAGCGCCAACAACAGCGCCGATAGCGACAACAGCTAATCCCCAGCCAGTTGATGCAAGAATGGCTTGTAGGCCCCTAATTCCAGCACCAGCTATTGCCGCCGCCGTTGTTGTTGCTCCTAATGCAAATTGAGCGGCAATTAGTTGAGCAATATATGCGGCGATTGCTTGAACGGCTAATGCAGCACGAAGCGCAAGAAAAGCAGCGGCCATTCCAGCAACGGCCACTATTACAACTTCAGCAACTCGCGCAATTTGATTTAGGTTGTTTGATAAATAAACTATTCCATCAGCTAATGCCGCCGTGAAGCCAGTAGCTCTATCAGCTTCAGCAATAAACAGCATAAGAGAATTGCTTAACACTGTCATAGATTGGCTGACAGTCATTGGCATTCTGGTAAATTCACTGTCAATGTCATCGCCCATTTTAAGCAATGCCGCATAAACTTCTGCGCCAGTTAATTTGCCTTGAGCGCCAAGTTTGCGTAGTTCACCAACGGTTATGCCCATGCCCTCAGCAATCGCTTGAGCAACGCGAGGCATACCCTCCATTACGGAATTAAGTTCGTCGCCGCGCAATGCACCAGATGCAAAGGCTTGACCTAATTGCATAAGCGCACCAGATGCCTGTTCAGCACTGGTTCCAGATACAATCATTGCTTTGTTAATGGTTTCCGTTACGCGCATAACGGACTGTTGGCTCACGCCTAAATTTTCTGTTGACCGTGCAAGACGCGAGAAAAGCGAAACAGTTGTTTCATATCCAACGCGAGTATTTTGCGACATTGTAAATAACTGCTTTTCAGCAGCAGCTAATTGCTGTGCGCTATTTGTAACCAAAGCAAGCTGGCCGCTCATGCGTGTAAATGTATCAGCCATTAAAATAGCTTCGCGTGCTATAAGCCCAATGCCTAGCGATGCCAAAACAGCACCAAAACCTCTAAGTGCAGAAGATGCTTTGGTAACGCCCTGCTCAACCCCAGTTGACGAGCGATTAAGCTGGTCTAAATCTGTGGCAGCTTTCTTCACCTCACGGCTGTCAACTGAAATTCTGAGATTAGCTAAATCTGCCACGCGCAATATCCTATGAGGCCCAGAGCGTTATCGCTGAATTCAGGTCATAGCACAAGTCTGTTATCTTGTCTTGGTATTGATGCGATTACTCCAATCAGACATTGCATTGGATATTTTTTCGCGCATTTCGTCAGTTATTATTTCAACATTAGACCAAGGCGCTGGCGTATTAGGTTCAGAACCAGCAGAAAGCATCGCTGCGTATTCATGCGATAAAGTTCTGATAGTTCGTGCTTCCCAAGGTGTTAATTGCACATTTTGATTTGACATCCATGCGGCCAAATCAATCTCATCTATCGCTATGTTCCCACCCATGCCAATAGGCTTGGCAGGGCCGACCTCAAAAAGTATTTCAAGAAGGTAGGCTCCGCCAAGCACGGGAGGCATCGCATTTGACTTGGTTTCCCGTCTAGGGCGCTTTGCCTTTGACGGGATTGTGTTAAGCCACGCTGCTTGTTTTACGAACAGTGTTAGTTGTTGGAGCGTTTGTGCGAAAAAAGTTAGCGCGTTCCGCCACAAATTCAGCAACTTGTTCTTTAATCCAAACCCATTCACCATAAACTTTGCGGACGTTATCTGGTGTGCAGTCTAGCTTTGCGCCATCAAGCGTAAACCCAGTCCAAGCAACAGTAAGTTTAACAAGGTCATCAATGCTATCTTCAGCCAGCTTTTCAGCGTCAAAATCGACGGCTTTCTTGCCTTTTGAAATGCGGTTCAATGCGGTCTGTTGTTTGGCAAGTTGAATTTTGCGGTAAACTTTGCTGTCTTGTCCGAGCAAAGTAATCGTCATTCCCTCAATAACTTCTTCGCTTTCAGGGTGGACAATGTTTAGAACAGCGCCATCGTCAGCCATTACAGGCTTTAAACTATTTAAATCCATTAGAAACTATCCTTCTAAATATCCGACTTTTGTCTTGGGTAGGCAAGTCGGATAGTGATTGCCTACCCAAGTTCTTCTAGCGTTCTAGCTAATTAGACTTTGATAATCGAGTTGTCAATTTCCAGAGTAACTTCTGCCATCGTGATAGCATCAGCATTACCGACATTGACCTTGTAAGACATAACTTGCGAAGTGAAATACTGGATTTCACCGTTCACAAGAACAACCTTAACCGAAACAAGCGCATCCGTGCCAGCAGCCGCTTCAGCAGCATCTTGCAGAACGGTTTGACCAGTGTCTGCATCAGATACAGCCATCGTCAAAGCTACGGAACCGTAGTTGAGCGAACCACGGCGCTTGGCGACAATGCCAGTAGCAAGCGGTGTGTGTGTAGCAAGAGCAGCTTCAGCACCAAACGAAGGCAATTCAGCCAATTCGCCGCAAGGTGAAAAAGTAAGCGCACCAAATCCAGCGGCATCATAAGTTGCTGGTGCGGTGGTCGAAACGGAAACAATAGTCCCTACGGACGAAACAATATCAGACATTTAAATTACTCCAATTGCAAGTGGTTCGATTGTTATAGCATTTTTTTTATTACAAAGTAAGCCTATGTTAGCTGCCTTGTAATGTCGTTGACTGTGACGCGAACCATCCCAGCAGGAGCTTGTCCTGACCAGCCCTCAAATTCAAGTCGATAGATATACGGCAAGTTATTTGTAATCCACAAAATATCGCCAGTTGCTTTAGATATAGCAGTTAGAGAATTAGCGATGGTTGAAGAACCACTAGGGTCTGTAGACTCCGTTACATTTATGCTAGGGCTACCAATGCTGGTAAACCAATTAGCTCTAGCACGGCCCGTATCTACAGGCGTTTTAAGCACTATGCCTGTCAATAAGTCCAAGCATATCTTACGCACTTCTGCGTCAGCAGTCTCGCTAGTCTTTTCAATAAATTTGCTTACGTCTAATTTAAAGGTGCTCATACGAACGCCCGATAAGCAATGCTGACGGGGATAACAAATCTATCGCCA